AGTGGCTGATTCGTGCCGTTGGCCTTGGCGTCGATGAACGCCGCCGCCGCCTCGCTCGAGAGCCATATGCGGTCCGGCCGGCGCCGCATACCCGTGTATGCGTTGAGCCAAGCCGAGCCGAAGCTGGCGTCCTCGGGATCGAGCGAGCCGCCCTCCACCACGGCCGCCTCCGCCAGCAGCGCATCCACCGCTTCATCGTCGGAGTCGATGGCGTACGCCTCCGCCAGCAGCTCGAGGTACAGCCCAAGGAAGCTCGGTGAGGAGCGCTTGAGCAGCTGGAGGCTGATGTCGCCGGCGCCGCCCTTGGTCACCGCCGGAAAGTCCTCCACATCGATCTGCGTGGTGGTGCTGGTGAGCTCGTCTTTCTCGGCCGCCTGGATGCCCACGGTTGGCCGTGTGACGATCTTGGGCATCTGGAGGCTCATGCCGGTGGCCGGCGTGTCCAGCTTGCGCGTGCTCTCGAGGAACGGCCGGCTCGGGTCGATCACACCGATGAGCTCATTCGAGAAGGCATCCGGCACGACGCCGGCGTTGTCGGTGGTGATGAGGTCGGCCAGCGCGCGCATCCGGTACTCGGGCACGCGATCGCCGCTGAGGAGCTGGAGCACGGTGGCCAGCCACTCGCCGCGCGAAACCTCGCCCTCTTGGCGCGCCGGCGCCACCGTTGGGATGGCGAACTCCGTGCGGGCCCTCTCCTCGAGCGCGCTCACTCGAGCGTCGAGCTTGGCCTCGAGGCGCCCGAACAGCGATTCCATGCTGGCCAAGATGCTGGCGTTCGCAGCATTGGCCGGGTCGGCCGAGAGGCCGGTGGCACTCGCCACGGCCTCCGGCGTGATGGGTGCTTCCACTCTCGCCTCCTTCGCGTGATGTGGCTCCTGAGCTCGAACGGCCAAGACGGCCGTCTGCGTGTAGTACGGCTTCCACGTGGTGCTCACCGCGCGCAGCGCTGCGCGGGTAATGGCCACCAGCCGCCGGCCATCCGGCATCCGCCGGATTACGGCCTTAGTGGAGCGCGGGTCGTAGACCACGCTCGTGTGCCGGGTAACTCCATCGCGCGCCAGCTCCAGCAGCTCGTCGCCGGCCTGGGTGCGGCTCGCCCGGAGGACCATATAGGTGGCATCGGCGCGCTCCTCGATCGAGAGGCCACGGCCGGCAGCTGCGCCGTGCTCGGCCGCCTGGAGCACCACGCTCGCCGGGTCCACCTCGGAGAAGGCGCCGCGCTCGAAAGTCTCGAGGCCTTGTGGCGTGTCGGCTATATCGCCCCATACGTGGAGCCGCACCTCGAGCTCGCGCTTCTCCTCGGAGCGCAGCGTGAGCTCGCCGGCGGCCAGCTGGCCCTCGCTGGGATAGCCGCGCACCAGCTCGGAGAGTGGAGCCTCTGGCGCCTCGAGCTCCGGCGCCAGCTCCTCGAGCTCAGCCACGGAGCCGCTCGAGGATGGCCGCCTTGGAGCCGGTGGAGTCCACGCCCAGCTCGGCCGCGTGCGCCCGGAGGTCGTTATAGCTCATGGCCTCGAGCTCGTCCTGGGCGCCGGCGTGGGTGTAATCGGCCGGCTGCTCGGCTGCTCGAGCTGCTGCCCGGCGCTCGGCCGGCGTGCGTGTGCGGAACTGCCGGATGGATACCCGGTGCTTCTTGATGTAGGGCACTTGGCGATGCCTCCACGGTGCGCTCTTGGGCACTCGCGCGTGGCCTCTCGCCTTGGCTCTCGAGGAGCTCTCCGGCTGTTCGGTGCGAGTTATACCACGGCCGGCTAGGCCCGCGCCAGCGTCTTACACCGTGGGCACGCGACCTCGTACGGTGGCGCCAGCATCCCGAGCTTCCGGTCGCACGCCTGGAGCCGGCCACGGAGCACCAGCTGGCCAGCGCAGCGCACCTCCGCCAGCGCCGGCCGGGCCCGCTCGAGCACCACCGGAGGCGTGGCGCTGGGCACGCTCGCCGGCACCGGCGCGAACTCCACGTCGCTGGCCAGCTCGCCGGGCACGTAGCCCTCCTCGGCTGAGGCCTGCTCCGCCGGGTAGATGCCCTTGTCGATGGCGATCGCGTGCACGTCGTAGCGCGTTTTCACATCGGCCCGGAGGAGCGCCTTCGTATTGAACCGGCTCACCGTATCACGCGCCAGCAGGTCCGAGAACTCCTGCTCGATCGGCTCGAGGTAATCCGGCGCGAGGCACACCCGAACGAACTTGTCGAACTCTTGGCCCACGTTCTGGTACGTGAGCGAGGAGCCTGGAGTTACGTGCTCGAGCAGCGAGCCGGGGATGCCGAACATACGAGCCGCATCGCCGTTCTGGAACTCGCGCGCCTGGAGCATCTGCGCGCCTTGGGGATTGGCCTCGATCTCGCTGATATCCTCGATGCGCGGGTCGGTTACTCGTGGGAGGTTATGCGGCTTGGCCATCCACTCGGCCGCCATGTGCTCCGCCTCCGTGAGCCCATCGGGATCGTCCGGGTCCTCGCCTAGCGGAATGGCGCTCTTGATGTGGATGCTCGGGTAGCCTCCGCCGGCGAAGAAGTTGGCCGCCCATTCCTGCGCCTCCACGGCCACGCTCACCGCCGCGCCGCACGCCTGGAGTGGGCCCATGCCACGGAGCTCGCCGCTGCGCCGGCTCATGACGCCCTGGCGCATATCCCGGTTCGGCATTACCCGGTTCCGCCACCGGATGATCGGGTAGCGCGGGTCGTTCGGGTCCTCCTCCACTTGCACCTCTCGAGGAGGCACCGGCACCACGGAGATGGCCGCGCCGCTCACCGGGTCGCGCACGGCCGTCCACCACCACCACTCGCCGGTGGTGGCCGCATCCCACGCCGTCTGGCGGAAGAACTCGCGCGGAGTGGTGAGAGGGTTCGGCCTGATCATTACTCGAGGCCGCTCCTCATCGGGTAGGCGCTGGCCGTTCCGGTAGGCCTGGAGCGTGAGCGTGCCCACCGTATTCGAGATGAACGTAACCGCTCGGAAGATGGCCGGGTAGCTGAGCGCCTCCACGATGCTCGCCGGCCGCCACGGAGAGCTCCGCGCGCTGCCGCGCAGCGCTGCGATCTGAGCATCTAGTGGCGGGTAGTTCCCCCAATCGAGCGAGCGCTGCCGGAGAGGTACGAGTGGCCGCTCCTCGAGCACCGGCTCGAGCGCCATCGCCTGGGCAATGCGATCCCACAGCGCCACGGCTAGAGCTCCGCCCTCACGGCTCGGGATGCTACACCACGGCCCGGCGCCGGCGCTAGGCTCTCCGCGCGGGTCGGCCGGCACTCGCCCGCCATGCGAGCCTCCTTCCGGCGAGTGTTCGCGCTCACCGGATCGTCGGCCGGCCCGTGAGCGCCGGCCCGGAGGCCAGCCACACCGCGCGCACGGCCGCCAGCAGCGAGGGGATAGGCCGATCCTCACTCGCCTTCACGGCTACCCAAGCGCCCTCGCCAATGGGCCGGCGCGCCGCATACTCGAGGTCGCCGGCCACGTTAGCGCAGCCATCGTGGCGGAGCTGGCCGGCCTGGACCAGCCGCACGAACAGCTCGCACGCATTGGCCCACTCCTTCCCGATGACGGAGTGTGTGCGCTTGGCCTTGGAGGAGCCCTGGAGGTACGCCGCCAGCGCTCGATCGGTTAGATCGTCGTACCCGCTCAGCACCACGCCCGCGCGCAGCGCCGCCTTGTGGAGATCGGCGCCCAGCCGATCGACATCTATCGGCTCGCCGCTCACCGCCGCCAGCTCGCGCAGCGCCACCGTGCCATCGCTCTGGCGCCATGCGAGCGCAGCTGCCGCTCGAGTGCCGCCGGCGTCGAGGCTCACGGCCAGCGCCGGCCGCACCGGCCTGGAGAGCTCCTCGCGCAGCTGGAGGAACTGCTGCTCGCCCACGAGGCGTGGCTGCATCGAGAGGACCCACCGGCACAGATGCTCCGTCTCGAACACCGCGCGCGGCAGCGAGAGGTACTCATCGAGCAGGGTCTCGAGCCGGATGGTCCGGCCCAGCGCCGGGTTCGCCTCGCGCCAGCCCTCGAGCTCATCGGCTCCACGATCGGCTCGAGCGCTCCACTCGAGGTACGCCAGCCGCCTCGAGCTCTCGGCTCGCCGGCGGAGATCGTTCAGCACCACGCTCTCCACGTCGCCGGCGTTGGAGAGATAGATAATCTGTGGTGAGGTCGAGGCCGTGAGCGTGGGCCGGATGGCCGCCACCAGCGCGAAGTCGTGCGCCTCGCGCACCTCGTCGATAATCACATCGTCCACGCCGTAACCTCGAGCGCTCGGCCTGGGCGCCACCAGCGAGTACCGGCCGCCCTTGGCCAGCCGGATGACCTCTTGGCCGTTGGCGTAGCGCACCTCGGCCGTACCCTCTCGGCCGTCGTAATACTCGGCCAGTCGCACGAACACCTCGCGCGGCAGCGTGCGGTTCTGCGCCGTGTGGAGGAGCCGCCGGCCGGCCTCCAGCCGCGCCTTGATTAGCGGCAGCAGGGTCTCCGTCTTCCCGTTCTGCCGGCTGCACACCACGGCCACCTCCGGCCACAGCCACCGGCCATCGGCGCCCACCGCCTGGAGGTAGCGCGCCGCGATGAGCTGGTGCGGCATCGGCTTGATGTGTAGCGCCTTGGCCGCCGCCTCGTACTCGCGCAGCTTGGACTTGGCTGGGAGTGGCGGAGCGAGTGCCGGCTCCACCTTCCCGAGCACCTCCGGCAGCGCCTCCGGGTCGAGCGCCGCCGCCGTTATCATCCGCGCCGGCGAACGGCCCTGTTCGGGACGAGCAGCTGGCCGGCTCCGTTGGGTCGCAGCTGATCGGAGCGCCGCCGCCGCTCGAGCTCCTCCTCGATGGCCGCCTGCTGCTGGCGCCGCTGCTCCACGGCCGCCGCCCACCGCGCCTGGGTCTGCTCGTGCTGGAGCTCGTGCCGGCGGATCCGTTGGCGAGTGCGCGCCAGCATGATCGCCAGCAGCACGATGGCCGTGCCCTGGAGGAGCTCGGCCAGCACCGGCAGCAGCTCGTTCACTTCTTCCGCCTCCGCTTCGCGTTCGCAATCTTGGCCGCCCTGGCCTTCGAGTAGCCCTGGCGCCGGAGCGCCTCGTATACCCTCGGCCGCTTGATGGAGCGCCACGCCTTACCCGGCATCAGCTCACCCGCTGGATGAACGCCAGCGCATAGTACGGTGGCGTGGAGTCGGCGCTGGCGTGGCTGAGCGCACCGTGGGCGCTGGCCTGGGTGACTGAGTGTGCATCCACCGCGCCGCCGGCGTGGGCATCCACCGCGCCGCCGCTGTGCGCGGAGTGGGAGAGCGCCGCGTGCGCGCTCGGCTGGGTGATGGCGCCGGCCGCGTGGGTGTGGGCCGACTCGCCGGAGATCGTGTGCACGTGCGCCGCCGTTGGCTTGGCCGCGCCGCTCGAGCCGGTGGCCGTGGTGGCCGCATCGCCGGAGGCCGTGTGGGTGTGGCTCGAGCCGGCGCCGGAGGTGCCCACGGCCGTGCCCGAGTGGGTGAGGCTGGCGTGGTCCGAGTGGGCGCCCGGCTGCGTGAAGCTGTGGGCGCCCGGCTGCGTGAACGTGTGATTACCGACCGCCGCGCCGGTGTGCGATTGCGATCCGTGGTCCGCGTGCGCGTGCGTGGCCGCGCCGCCGGTGGCGCCTGGGTTCTGGCCGGCAGCTGCGCCCACCACGAACCGATCTCGGAGGTCCGGCGTGCCGGCTGCGCCATCGCATAGGTGCCACCCGCTCGGGATCGTGGCCAGCGTGCCGGCCCATAGACAGATCGCGCCAATGGGCATCCCCGGCCCGGCCTCGCCGGCTGGGCCCTCCGGCCCGGTGGGCCCGGTCGGGCCCGTGGCGCCGTCCGCACCATCGGCTCCAGCTGGGCCCGTGGCGCCGTCCGCACCATCGGCTCCAGCTGGGCCCGTGGGCCCGGTGGCTCCAGCTGGACCGGTGGCGCCCGGCTCGCCCTGCTCGCCTTGTGGGCCCTGAGGTCCGGTGGCGCCGGTGGCGCCCGTGGCTCCGGTGGCTCCGGTGGCTCCGGTGGGCCCTTGTGGGCCCTCAGCTCCGTCGGCACCATCCGCGCCGGCCGGCCCAGCATCGCCGGTGTCGCCCTTGGGCCCTGGAGGCCCAGCTGGCCCGGTGGGCCCTGGAGGGCCCTCCCCGGCGGCAGCGCCCGGCTGGCCGTAGAGCTGGTGCACGAGCTCCACCACCGCGCCCTCGAGGTGCTCCGCCGGCGTGGTGCCGGCCCGGCCACGCCGCACAATCCACCCGCGCGGGTAGTGCGGAGCTCGCTCATCGGTGCGGGCCCAGCCGGTGAACTGCATGAGCTCCTCATCCACCCGGAGGACTTGGCCCGGCTGGGGATAGGCGCCCTCGGTGCAATAGAGCTCATCGGCCGTGGAGCTGGTGGCCTGGGAGAGCTCAGCCACGGTCGTTATGCCACCCGATCTTGCCCGGCCCGTGCTCCGCATAGCTCACGTGCGCGCCGGTGTGGCCGGCATCCCGGTGGCACCGCGTGCCGGCGAACGCCTCGCTCGGGCAGCGCTCCGGCGCCGGCTGGACCCTGGAGCTCATGCGCTCCTCGAGCTCGGCCGGCAGCACCTCGCCGGGCAGCAGGACCCAGCCGGAGAGATCAGCCACCAGCGTGGCTCCCACGCCGCCGTGGAGGCCGCCTGGAGTAGTCGCCGGCGAGCATCGGGCCCGATTGGGGAGAGAGTGCGGCCAGCGGAGCTGGTGCGTCTGGAGCTGGCCTGAAAAACGGCTCGTGTCGCTGTGTGCGCTGCGAGGTAGAGCTCGAGCTCACCACGAGGCGTAGCTCGCCTCTCCGTGGCGCATATGGGCCCGTGGTGGCGCTGTGTGGAGCGTAGGCTGTCGAGCTGGCCATGCGTCCCACTCTACGCCCGGAGTAAGTGGCCAGCGCTCTAGCTTGGCTCGCCACCACGCCATACCCGGCAGCCATCCCCCGGCCTGGAGGGTCTACCCATCCCGCCCTAGATCGGGCCCCATTACAGACCCAGCACGCCGCCACACAATTCGCCGGATCGAACGGCGCGCCGCCCTGCGCGAGCTCCACCACGTGGTCGAGCTGGAGGGCACGCCCTCTCCCGTCGCTGCCACACCAATGGCACCGATACAGATCGCGCGCTAGGACCTGGAGGCGTAGGCGCTTGTGCCGGCGTGTGTGCCGGGGATCGTGGCGCCGTAGGAAGCTGCTCACCCGGCCGCTCCTCGAGGCTGCCACAGCTCCGCATAGATGGCGTGCACTCGGAGGCACGTCTCGCACGTGCGCTGGGTCGGCGCTGGCGCGCTCCGGTGCACCTCGAGCTCCGGGCCCACGATGCGCCCGCACCACGTCCGATGTGGCTCTTTCAGGATGTGCGAGCTCACCAGCTCGACCCATTGCAGGTCGCGATAGATGCTCGGCCTCGGGTTCCGCCGGAGCCGGCTCACGGTGAGGTGGCCCAGCGCAGCACCACCCGGTAGGCCGCGCGCACGGCCGCGCCAATCAGCGCGATGCTCAGCACGCCCACCTCGCCGTCGCCCGTGCGGAAGCCCAGCGCAGCGAGGAGCACCAGCGAGCCTCCGCCGGCCGCCACGGTGAGCAGGAAGTCCGCCGCGAAGTCCTTGACCAGCTTGCGCCCGGTGAGCGCTGAGATGCCACGCCCATCGGCCAGCTCGCCTATGCCACCACCACCGCCGGCGCCGCTCATGCCTCCGGCGAGTTCACCTCCACGTGGCCAGTCGTGGCGCCCTGGGCGTCGAGCACCTCCACGTGTGTGCCGGATTGCAGCTTGGGAGTGGCGATGGGCGTGGTGCGCCGCTCCGCCCACACGGCCGCCAGCATGGCCACCACCGCAATCACCGCGCCGTTGATTAGCGTCTGTGTGTTCGGCTGGAGCCACGGGTACCACCCGGCATCCGCCGCCACCGCCCAGAACGCCGCCAGCGATGCGGTTACAGCTGCCGTGACCACGCCGGCGCTCAGCGCCGGCTTGGCCTGGGCGAAGTTCGGGCCCGGCGTGGTGTTCTCCGCCGGCGCTGCTGGTGTGCCGCCCACTTAGCTCTCCTCCTCCTCGCCGGCGCCCTCGCTCGGCTGAGCGCTCTCGTCCACGCCATCCTCCACGCCGGCCGCATCCTCGCTCTCGGCTATGGCCGACTGCTCCTCCGCCTCCTCCGCCTGGATCTCTTCGTAGCTCATGCCGCTGGCCTCCGTACGATGATGTAAGTGGCGAGGCCGAAGCCTATTGGCGTTCGGCCATCTGGCCGGAACTCGCCGGCTGCGAGCCGTGCCATCCGCATGGGCACGAGCTGAGGCCCTCGAGGTGCACAGCCCCAATCCCGGCACCGGCCGTCGTAGAGTGGGTCGTGGCTCCGCGTGCTGTTCCGGTAGCCGATGCGTGGGTCGCGCCGCCGGTAGCCCTCGAGCGCGATGCTGTGCTGGCCCATGAAGTCGCGTTGCCCGGAATACTCCGGGTACAGCTCGTTGATGCTGGCGTAGCTCACGGCCAGCAGCACGATGTGGCCGGCCTGGAGCGCCTCGTATACGCCGCTCACGGGCCCGGCCTGGATGCGCTCGGCGTCCACTCCGTAGCTCTTGAGCGCCACCAGCGAGCCGGCCGTGCTGAGGCCGCTCGGAGAGCCATCCGGCTTCTTGGGATTGCCCGCCGCCAGCCGGAAGGCGTGGTGAGTGATGAGCTCGCCGCCGGCGGCCTGGGCCGCATTGGCCGCGCCGGCGCCGGTGGCTGCCGCGCAGTTCCTCGCGCCCTCCAGCGCCGACTTGGCCGCCGCCTCCGGCCGCCACCATTTCAGCTGGGGATACACCACGAGTTCGCCGTCTGCCATTACGCCCTCCGTTCTGCTGAGCAGCTCGGCCGGCAGCATACGCCACCAGCTGGGAGGTGGCGCGCCATTAGCGCACCGGACGCCCGTGCCGGCGCCCGGTGTGGATAAGTGTGGCGCCTCCGCGCACCGATTGTGGATAAGCCCTATTGCGTACTACGCCAGCGTAGGGTATCTTGCGTGGCATGAGCACACACACCGACACCGACCCGGCCAACAGCGAGAGCATCCTCGAGGTGCTCTACACCACCGGCTATGGCCGGCTGAGCATCGAATACTTCGCCAGCGATGCGGAGTACGAGGCGTGGCTGAGCACCGGCTGGCGCCGCACGAACGAGACCCTGGACATCACCCGCGCGCTGTGGGTGCACGTAGGCCGCACGGTGCGCCCGCTCGAGGCGCGCGTGGCCTATCAGCGCCGGCTCCGCCTCTCATACCCGATCGCCCGCTAAGCCAAGCCACCACCACCACCGGGAGGACCTACCGATGGCACACGAGCACACGACCTGGAGCGAGGCTCGCTCCGCCGCCCACGACCACGCCGCGCTGCGCTGGGAGGAGCTCGACCGGCTCACCCGCTCGCGCCTCCTCGAGCAGCTCTCGGCCGAGTACGGCCGTGGCGCCCAGCTCCGCGCTCGGCTGCTGGCGCTGCCCGACCACGAGGAGTACCTCGATCGCCAGCGCCCGGCCGACCCGGAGCCGGGCCCGCCGGCGGAGCCGGCTGCCGTGTGGCCCGGCCTCGTGGCCGGCGCGCTCTATTGGGACGAGCGCGGAGCCATCGCGTGTGGCGCACACACTCCGTATCCCGGCACCGACTCCTGGATGTTCGACGCCTGGGCCCTGATGCCGGCCGATGTGGCCAGCGAGCCGGTGCCCGAGCTCGGAGGCGACCGCCCGCATTGTGAGGTGTGCGGCCTCGAGGCGAGCTCCGTGCCATGCCACGGCCAGCTGGCCGCCGGCGAGCGCTGCTCGAGCTGTGGGTGGAGCGCATGAGCCGGCGCCGCCTGGGAGTGACCCTGGAGCAGCTCGCATGGTATCTCGAGCGCGACGGCTGGAGGTACCTCCACGCCACCGCCGGTGGCCGGGTCTACGGCCGCGCCGGCGAGCTGGCCGTGGAGGTGCTCGAGGCCGATGTGCCCGAGCTCGACCGCCGGCGCGATGAGGTGTACCGGCGCCTGCGCGACCGCCAGCTGGGCGCCCGGCCATGATTGTGGATAACCTCGGTGCCCGGCCGCACCGATTGTGGATAACGGGTATTGCATCCTACGCCAGCGTAGGGCATCATCCTCGCATGAGCACCACCACCCGCTCCACCGCCCAGCAGCCGGCTCGCTGCGACGGAACCGACCGTTTCGGTTACGGCACGGAGTGCGCCCGCGAGGCCGGCCACTCCGGCGCCCATTGGCTCACGGGCCCCAAGAGCGCCCAGCGCTCGTGGGAGCTCCGCCTCGAGAGGCGCGCCTCGTGAGCGCGCCGGCCTGGGCCCAGCGCCTCGTGGCTGAGGTGCTCGAGGCCGAAGGCATCAAGCCGGGCACGACCACGCTCAGCTGGAGCCGGCCGCGCCATAGTGGCTACGTGGCCCAATGGCACCGTGAGCGAGGCCGGCCGGTACCACGGCCGCACAGCTCGAGTGGCCGTGCCAATCGCTTCCGGCTCCACGTGAGCGCCGGCGCCGACCCTGGCGACCAGCGCATAGTGCTGCTCCACGAGCTGGCCCACGTAATCGACCATCGCGACTATCTGGACGAGCGCCACGGTGCTCGCACCTCGCCCGGCTCCGGCGCGCGTGAGCGCTGGGCCGGCCACGGTGAACCCTTCTGGCGCATCGCCTGGAGGCTCTACCGTGCCCACCACGGCCACGTGCCTCTCCGCCGGTTCTTGGCGCGAGAGGATGACCACCGCACAGCTCTCTCCGTGGCGATGGAGCTGGGCATACCCGGCGCCTGGGCCCATGCCCGGCGCCTCCAGCCAATAGGAGGACCTCGCATGAGCACCACCGCCAGCACGACCAAGCGCTGCCCTGGTATCCCGAAGTTCGGAGAGGCCGCGCACGATGCGCCCGTGGCGGAGTTCACCCGCTCGAAGGCGTACCCGGACGGCCTCGAGCGCCTGTGCAAGATGCACGACCGCCAATACCAAGCCGCCTGGAGAGCAGCCAAGGCCGCCAAGGCCGCCGGCGAGGCGCCGGCCACCGTGGCACCGGCCAAGCCGGCGCCGGCGCCCGAGCCGGAGCCGGAGATCAATGGCGAGAGCCCATCGGTGACCAAGCGCCGCCAGAAGTTCGAGCGCGAGCTGGCCAAGGCCAAGACGCTCGAGGAGCGCGAGGAGCTGGTGGCCAGCGCCGCGCGCGAGGCCGAAGAGGGCCGGCGCGCCACGTGGCGTGAGGCCAAGCGCCGGCAGCGAGCCGCCGCCAAGGCCGCTCGCCTCGCCCGGTGAGCTCCACACTCGAGGCCGCCCTCGAGGCCGCCAGCAGCGCCGCGCTCCACGGAGCCGGCGCTGCTGTGCTGGTGGCGTGCCTCCTCATCGCCTTGATGCTGGCCTGGAGGTTCATCCGGTGAACGTTTTCACGCCCTCGGAGCTGGGCACGACCAAGAACTGCGTGAGCTGTGGCGCTCCTCGAGCAGCTCACGACTACACCACGGCCGAGTGCCCGGAGCTGTACCGGCCGGCCGTGCTGGCCGATGCCGTGCGCGAGCTCACCGCCGCTCGAGCAGCCGAGCGCCCGGACCGCGTGTTCGCTGCTCGAGGCGAGGTCCAGCGCCTCCTCGGCCACCGGCCGGGCACGTGTACGCCGATGTGCTTAGGCTGCGTGGCTCTCCTCGAGCCGGTGGCCCGGTGAGCCGGCCGCCCACCTATTGGACGCTCGTGGAGCTGGCCGCTGAGGTGGGATGCACGCCCGACTCGCTGCGCCAGCGCATCCACCGTGGCACGCTCAGCGCAGTCAAGACCGGCCGCGATTGGCTGGTGCGTGAGAGCGAGGCCCAGCGAGTAATCCGGGCCCGCCGGCGCGAGGAGGCCGGCTCGTGAGCCGGCCGCCAATGGCCCGGCGCTCGAGCCGCACCTCGAGGCTGCTGGCCGCCCTGGTGCTGGTGCTGCCCGGCCTGGGATGCTGGTACGTGGCCGCCCATGCGTTCGCCACCGGCGAGCTCGTGCCGTGGCTGCTCGGCTCCGTGCTGCTCTTGATCGGAGCGTGGCTGGTGGCCGCCGGCTGGTACGCCTGGAGGCCGCCGCGCCGGCGTGCCACGTGAGGTGGCACGGGCCCGCGCCAAGCTGGGCCCACGAATGAGCGAGAGCTCCGCGTGACCTAGCCACGGAGCTCTCGCTCGAGCACACCGCCGCCCGGCGCCCAGCCGGATGGCGCCTGGAGCATAGCCTGATGAGTCTCTCCGCTGAGCAGCTCGAGGAGCGCCGCCAATACCTCGGAGGCACCGACATGGCCGCGATCGCCGGCCTCTCGAGGTACGCCCGGCCCATCGATGTGTGGCTCGATAAGCGTGGCGAGGCGCCGGCCCGGCCGGCCTCGCCCATGATGGCGCTCGGCTCGCTGCTCGAGCCGGTGGTGGCCCAGCTCTTCTCGCCGGCCACCGGCGTGCCCGTGCGCCGGCCGGCGGCCG